TTGTGAATCCTGGACCCGACCCCGCATTTGAGGCGGTCAAGGCCAAGTACATGGCCATGAAACCCACCAAGGTCCCAGGGCGTGATTTCCTGATGTCGGTGGCCTACATCTACCCCGCCAAACCGGAGCAGACAGACATGGCATTGCAGCGCACGTTCATGCACGCGCTTGCCAAGGCCTACCCATTCGAGGAGTTGCGGACTGTGTTCGCAGCCTATGTGGATGCCCACGAACCTGCCTTGGAGTCCCAGCGTGTGTACACAAAGTGGATGTACGGACTTCTCAAGGCATTATCCTCGAAAACGGGTTCGCGGATCCCCACCTACCGAGGATATTCTCACCATGTGGCATACTACAAGAGTGGGTGCTCCAAAAAGTCCTACCACGGAAAGACCTGCAGAAAGATGCGAGGAGGCGGATACACCAAGCAACGAGACCACGGGCGGACTCATCGGATTTCACACAGAGAATTACTTGGCTAAACAACGAGACGAGCGCGCCACGTTGTGTATGCAAGTGTATCTTATGTGTTGGTTCGTGTTTACGGTCTATGTGATCTGGACTGCACTTACATCATCCCCATGAAGCCCTTGCGAGACTTGCGGCCCGACTTGCGGCCACGGCGCGTCTTCTTGCCAGACGAGCCCGAGGACGCCGACTTCTTGTAGGTCAACTTCGCCGCCTTGATCACCTGCGAGAGGCCCATGCCCTTCTTGTAGGTACCCTTGCGCTTCATGTCGGCCATTGTGGACTTGACGTGAGAGAGCCAAGCGTTCGCCATTTTGTTAGTTCAGCAAGAAAAGACTCAGACACGCTCGATGAATCCAGCACCTGACCCTGCCAGGTTCCACTGACATCCAGACGCGACAACCTCATTGTCGCCCGCATACACATTTTTGGACTTGTCGGACACGACCAAGACCAAATGATGTGACGCAAACTGCCTCAACTCCTCCGGCTCGCGGGGGTGGAGGGCACGGGCATAGTCGAGGCGCCGCAGGTTCGACTCGCCCCACGAGAGCGTCACCAACGAATCCAGATCGGATCCACGAGTCTCGGGGCCAGACACCAGGATGAGCTTGTTGGCCAGCGAATCGAGGGGGACCTCGGCCAGCTCGGGCGTGGGAGGCACGAGGTGGCGGTGCAGGGTCTCGCGCAATGACTTGGCCACTGCATTGAGGGTCACGGTGGTATCCGTGTGGAACACCAAGGACAGGATGAACGGGTCGCGGCTGGGGAAGGCTTGGTTCAGGATGGTGACACAGATAGGCTCGAACTTGTTCTCCGATTCCCCACCCCGCAGGCTGCTCCCCAAGACGACAGGGCGATCCTGCTGGTCGGATCCGATGTGGAGTTCCATCAGCCGCATGCCCTTCTTGATCACCGACACAGGGTCCTCGTAGGCCGCACCCGCCACATAGTAATCGGCCACGCGCTTTCTAGGGGTGTTGCTGGGCATTTCTGAGTCCACTTCACGCGTCAGCAGGTATCCTGCGAGAGCCATTGCGGACACGCCCAACAGAACTTCCATTGTGTAGTCGTTCGACTACTTTTCGGGCATTTTGAACAGGAGATTGCGGAACGCATTCATCTCGTCGTCAGGAATACGACGGTCCATCGGAAGGTTGAGGAGACACGCGTAGTGGAAGTACAAACAATACATTCCGCATTCAGAGTCCTTCTGCTGGTGACGAATGGTATTGTAGGAGAGCCGCATGGGTTCCTGTCCCGACACGGCGTCCCATTGTCCTTGCCACCGCGTCATCAGTTCAATGATCTGCGGTTCGGGTTGGTGGGCGTAGGAATCAAAGTACGTCATCCGGGGATATGCCAGGTCAGACCGAATGTCGACGAAGGCCGCGATCCAGTGTTCACCCGGTCCGTCGGAGGTGTCGGTGTTGAAAACAATGCCGATCCGCGTCTTGCCCTTCTTGGCCAACTTGTCCAGTCGCATGGAGCACAGGGCACTCACGATGCACTCGGACAGTTCGGTCTTCTTGTCAAAGTCGATGGGCACACAGCCGACAAAGTAGTAGCCGTCAAACAACTTGGCATACTGTCGTTCCACCTTGTCAATGTCATCGCTCGATAGCCAGTCCGTGCGCTTCTGTGCCCAGTCAGGAGGCGCGTTGGGAGGAGCCATCAAGGAGGACACAATGCAGGAGGGTGTTCCTTCAGCGCACTTGGAGTGGAGGCGCTGTTGGAGATCAGCCCACATCTTGGTCGGGGATCCCTTGGCGATGGGGGCTTCTTTGCGATGGGTTGAACTGTAGACCTCGGCAAGGCGCTTGATTTCCTTCGCGTCAAACAGCGATCCTACGGCCATTGTTAAAAACGGACGCTTTTAATCTTGCTAAACGAAAGACAACACGATGGAAAACCTCAAGCCCGTTCTTAGCAAGTATATCCAGACCACCAAGCGTTTATCGGAGATGAATGCGGATATCGCTGAGGTCCGTGACATCAAGCGGACTTTGGAACTGGATCTGGCCGCTGTCTACGCCACTAACGTTCTGCCCGATCGCATCGAGCTGAAGGAGTCCAAGATGACCTTTGCGGTCAAGCGCCCCAACCAGTGGAAGAAGGGTTGGACGCTGTCCAAGAAGACCTTGGAGACCTATCTGCGTGACATCCTGGGCGAGAAGGGCCAAGAGGTCATGAAGGAGATTGTCCGTCGTCATGAGCCGACTCTGACGGAGGATGATTTCGGATTCGAGTTGAAGTTGATGGGGTCCTCGTCGTCTTCGGCCGGCGGACTCGACCCGTGAATGTACAAGATGACCGTGGGGTTCGCGGCCCAGTAGGACACGCGGACGAACCCTAGACAGCAGCAGGCGCCTAGGGCGAGGAGAACAAGAGATGTACTGACAACTTCAGTGGCGCTCATTGGAGTATTGTTTTTGCTTGGGTGTAGACGGGTGGTGATGCCTTGAGGGTCTCTTCCATCTCCCGAAGGAGTTTGGACAATTCATTGAGGTGTCGTTGGGCTTCCTTGGCGTTTTCATGGGGTAAGAATCCGTGTTGAATACGAGTGACTGCGCACGACAAGGTTTGCTGAGTCTGAAGCACGCGGTGAGCCAGCGTGCACAGATGCTTCACCATGAACGTGATATGCGTTAATGCCAGAAAATATGTTTAAGCCCGACGGCGACGACGGGTGCGGCGGCGACCACCCATCGGCGGCGGAGGAGGAGGGCCCCGACGACCAGTGGAGGGATTCGTCACCGAGCCCAGCGGCCCAGAAGGAAGCGGAGGCGGAGGAGGGATATAGGAGGCCTGATTCTTGGCCTTCTGCTCCTTCAAGTACTCCTTAAACAGTGGCTGCTCTGTGCCGATCACACCCCCACGGCGGCGGCGGGAACGGCGGCGGCCACCAGTCGAGTCCAGAATGGCATAGAACTTGTTCACGTCCTCCTCCGACGCAGTCTCCATCCACACCCTGACAGCATCGGCCTTACCTTGGAGGTTATCGTCGCTGACTGCCGAGTATCCCGTCACCAGTTCTGCAATCTTCTTTTCCTGTTCATCCGCCTTACGGACCTCCTCATTGTGGGCATCAATCTTGGCTTTCATTTCGGGAGTAAACCGAAGCGTGAGACCAGCGCCGCCACGACGACGAACCGAACGAGTACGACGAGCCATTTACCATTACACCAAGAAACTTCACAGGCCGTCATCTTCCCGTTCCTTGAAGTACTCGAGCAGTTTATCCGCAACAACCTTGTCGGTGACTTCGAACACTCCGCTCCAGTTGGGACGCACGATGCGCTGCACGTCTGCGATCCCGTCGACGATCTGGTGGCGGTCCACATACTTGCGGTTCTTGTGTGTTCCGTGCCACAGGTGGTAGACCTTACCCGGCGTGCAGGACATGGTGGGCTTCGGCATCCTGCGGTACTCGGTGAAAGAACGCAGGAAAGCGGGTTTGAGATAGCCCTTGGGGAACTCGACGCCCATCCACGCCGCCGTGCTGAGGGTGTCGCCGCTGCCCGTGATGGCGTACTCATAGAATCCGTACTTCTTGAACCACGACCGCTTGAACGCCCACGCGAACCCTGGGTGGTAGACGTGGTCATAGGTCTTGGCCCGATTCATGTAGACGACGGACGACCGTTCCAACATGGCCTTGGTGTAGGTGACATCCAGCCACACGGCCGACGAGAAGGGCTGCACAACCTGGTGGGTGGCCAACTTCTTGGATGTGTCGACATACCACGACTTGCTGGTGAACACCAAGTCCGCATCGATGAAGACCACCTTGGAGTAGCGCCACGGAATGCGGTTCTCCAGGAGACGGCACAACTGCTCCTTGTTGAACAGGACATTCTTGGCCCTCATATGGAAAGCATCGGCAATCTCTGGTTCCTCCTTGCCGTAGACCAATTCAAGGGTGTAGTACGGCAGTTTGGCACGCTTCAATTTTTCCACTGTGTACAAATAGTTCATCAACATCCGTTTGGACTTGGCGGGGTTGAAGAACACCAATCCAACGGCCATGTCACGGATCAAGGGGGTGTCGTAGATGCAGGTGGCTACATCCACGACAGTCTGTGTTTTCGGAGGCTCCTCGGGGATGCCTGGTCCAAGATTGTATGCAAAGGAGAGTGCCTGTCCCATTACTGCTTACGGCGAGAGGTTTTGCGGCGGAGGCTACGACGGCTGCGACTACCTCCTGAAGGCGCGCTGCGAGGCGGCGGCGGCCGTGCTGCTGCGCCCTTCCGATATTCTGACGCAATCTGTGTTGCTTTTGCTGTAATTTGGGCCTTGACCTGGTCGAGCGGTGGTTTGTTGTTAAGTTCGCTGGTAGGACTGACAATATTGATCGACATCTGGGTCAAACGTTGTATGAGATCGGGGTCGAGCGCGTTCAGAAACACCTCCGCTCCGAGAACAAGTTTTCCCGTGCGGAATCCATCGGTCAACGCGTTACGAGCCTCGTCTTCGGTCTTCACGCGCGCACGCGACGCCTCCTCCGCTTTTTGCTCCTTGTTAAGGAAGACCGACATTTACAATCTCCCCGACAAAAAACGAATCTACCGCACTCTAGTCTTGCTGTCTAGCATGTACTCGCCCTACCCAGGCAACCGCGTCTTTACCGAGGCTGATATTCATCGTATCCTCCATCGCCATGGTCTTCCCCATTATCGTGTGACGCATCGCAAGGTGTTTCAGACGGCAATGGTCCACACGACCTATGTGCGCCGCTCTGAATATACCACCCCCGATGGACAACCTGCAGAGTTGGCGCCGTGTCCTCACGGGGTGATGCCGCTGCAGGATGAGAGTTACGAGTGTCTGGAGTTCGAGGGGGATTCCGTGCTGGGTGTGTGTATCGCCACCTACCTGCGGAAACGCTACCCCGAGAAGAAGCAGGGGTTCTTGACGGATGCACGCAAGGAGCTGGTGAATAATGAGCGGTTGGGCGAGCTGTCCAAGACCATGGGTCTGAACCGGTTCTACGTGATATCCCGCCACAATGAGGATTCGGTGGCCATTGACGGGCGCAATAACGCCAAAAAGTTAGGGGATATCTTCGAGGCCTTCCTCGGGGCGTTGTGGACAGACTGTGGCAATCGGTTTGCCGTCGTCTATGCATTTGTGACCACTGTGATGGAGACGTACCTGGACATTGATGAGATTGTGAACTCGGCCACGAACTTCAAGGACCTGTTCCAGAAGCACTGTCAGCGGGAGTTTCGCTGCACGCCCGTCTACGAGATGCGCTCCAACGACCCCAAGAAGAATCAAATCGAGGTGGCCGTATTGGTGGAGGGCAAGGTCTATGGACTCGGAGTGGGAAGCACACGGAAGAAGGCGGAACAAACAGCCTGTCGGGAGGCGCTCACATCAGTCGGGGAAGTCCCTTCTTGAACGAGCGACGACCGCCTTTGGGCTTCGCCACTCCGTCTGGACCCACCACCATTGACTCCCCTGTCTTGGGTTCTGCGATGAGATCCCCCTTCATCCTCTCGAGAGGTGGTGGCCCTAAGACAGATTCGTCCTTGGTCTGTAGTTCAGCACCGACGTCAATATCCTTTTCCTCTTCGGGTGGTCCAGCCGCATCAGCCGCGGCCTTGACATCGGCGGGAGTCTCTGTTACGACCTTGATTGCAGACGCATTTGGCCCTTCGGGACTCTCTATCATCGCTTTGTTCAGTTCGTCCTCTTTGGACCGTTGAGCCAATTCTAATTGACCAACTGCGCTGATGTCCGCTGACTCTGGGGCCGCTGGGGGCGGTGGGGCTGGCGCGACTGGTGCTGGTGCTGGCCCGTTGTTTCCGCGGGTCTCGTCGGCTTTTTCCATGTACCGTGTCGCGTAGCTGTCCTCTGGGACTTCGAACGGTTCGCCAATCTTGTGCCTCCCACCGCACTGCTCTTTTGTTCCACTCATTACGAGGAAACTTCGAACAACATTCACCACATTCTCCTGCGTTGCATACCCACCAAAAAGGTGGTTCGTTAGATTCACGGCTGCCTTACGGGCGTAGTAGCATTCACTGCGTTGGGCTGGGGTAGTGTTCGCGTAGAGTGACAGCCCCGAGAGTCCTTTCAGAACCGACAGAATGTCGTATACGCGGGCAATTTGGACGTAGTTCGTCTCGGGCCGCTCGCGTTGCGCAGGGCTGTCCAGCCATGTCGTGAATCGGTTCATGTCGGCCTCGGTTGGAAGCTGGTCCTTGTAGACAACATCGTATCCTCCTTTGGCTCGAGGCGTTATGGTTGGGCGATCGTATGTCTGACCATACAATTTCCGTATCCTCTTGAACAATCGCGCAATGTAAAAGTGCTGCGAAAAGCCCATGCTGTAGTTCGGGTACTTGAATACCTCCAAGAGAGCGTCTCGGAAGATGCGGCCTGGTGGCACATCTTTGGCCGCATCGCGAATCTTCATGCGTCCAACATCGTGGATAACGGGTGTGCCATCGAACATAACCGCCATGTTCCTGCGGTGAAGGTCAGTGTGGATAATCTTGCCGTCGATGCGGAGCAGAACGCGCAAGAAGGCACACATGGCATTGCGTTGTTGGATTGGGTCAAGATCGAAGACATCGCTCTTTTGGGTTCGGGTCACGAGGCCGAACCATTTGAACTGAAAGTCTGGGTTGAACCGATGCTGAAGGCGTTCGAGTTTATCTGCCTTCACCTTTCCATCGGCCCCTTGTTTCTTAACCCGTATAAGGGTCCTAAAGTAATTCACGATATAGATCGTGTCTAGTTCTGCCACCAAGTTGAAGTGCATCTTCACAAACGGCTCATTGAAGGGCGGAGTCGTGTTCATCAACCCCCTGACCATTTTGTGAATCTCGAGTTCGCCATCGCCTTCAGAGACCATGCGAACGACGGGGTTGTATTTGGCGATCCACCCGTTAAGTGGTTTGTTCGCCTCCAACTCAAGCCTGTCCTTTTCCTCTTGGGTGGTGAATGTAGGCGTCTCCACCAACATAATCGGGAATCCGTTCCATTCGTAGTCATTTGGGTTGGGCTGTTCATTGTTGAACACAGGTGTATCCGCTCCTGCCCACTTGAATAAGCCGCCCGTTTGCGGGGCAAGTTCCTTGGCATACATATTGTCACGCGTGTTCTTGTAGCCCTGCTTGACATAGAAAGGAACGGCGTCGGGAAGGGCATCCAACAACACCCGTTTCTTGCCGTTGAGAGTCGCCATGGACTCCACGAACTTCAGGGCGTTGGCTCCCACGCCCTTGCCACGCGTGGACTCATGGGCACACAGCGCATCCACCTCGAGATCGTCGCCAACGAAGTTGATAATTGCGAATCCCTTGGCCTTCTCAATGGGGAGGTTGCCGAGTGGGTGCTTGGCTCGCAGAATGTCGACCTCGTGCTTCTTGCCAAAGAACAGAATCAGTGCAGCCGAATGGGGCACCTTGGTCAGGTAGTTGGCGTCGATGGTCTCGTTTCCATTCACGCGGCAAATGTCCGCGAGGGCTCCCGCCTGCCCAACGGGGAGTCCCACGATGCGCTCCGTGTCAGGTGGGGTCTTGATTGACTCGTCCTTGATGTAGACGATGTGGGTCTTGTTCCGTTCGATGGTGTCATTCCGCTGCTTGCGAGTGCGTCGGCCCGCCTTGATCGGCTGCGTCTCGAGGATGTGCTTGCGGCAACTGACCTTCTTGAGTGTTCGTCCCTTGGTTTGGAGAACGGACTTGGTACAGACGGCGATGGCGCCTTGGTCAGGTGTGGATCCGGGGCGGGCCTTGAGGGTCTTGCGGACCTTCTTCACGCATCGGCAGAACCTGTCGACCTGCGGCTCCCGCATTGTTCAATCGCAGAAGAATATATCCTCGCAAAAGATAAACACAATGGGCGGTGGTCTTCTTCAGCTCGTTGCCTATGGAGCACAGGATGCCTACATCACGGGCAACCCCCACATCACCTTCTGGAAGGTCATGTACAAGCGTCACACCAATTTTGCCATGGAGGCCATGCGCGTCAACTTCACCGGCACGGCCCAGTACGGCCAGCGCGTGGTGTCCATCGTGAACCGCAACGCCGACCTGATCTACCGCACCTACCTCGAGGTCACCCTGCCCGACACAACAGCGGTCGCGACGGGTAACACGAAGGACATCTACTGGACACCTGGTGGCATGCGCCGTCTCGGATTCCTCATGCTGGAGAAGGTCGAGGTGGAGATTGGTGGCCAGATCATCGACCGCCACTACGGCGAGTGGTGGTATTTGTGGGAGTCCCTGACGGCGTCGGTCAACCAGGTCAGCAAGGGCGACCAGATGCTCGGTGGCACCGTCGGCGGCCGAACGAGCACGCTCACCAACTGCAATGGGCGCCCGAATGTGCTCTACATCCCGTTTGGCTTCTGGTTCAACCGCAACCCCGGTCTTGCCCTGCCGCTTATTGCCCTCCAGTACCACGATGTCCACTTCAATGTGTACTTCCGTAAGGCCACCGACTTGGTGACGACGTACAACACGTGGGACCCCGCGAACCCGCCGACTTACACTGGTGGCGTGAACTGGCCGAGCATCGCGGCCGCTGCGGGTGCTCTCCCGCCCCCGAAGGATGCCGCCATCTACATTGACTACATCTACCTCGACACGGATGAGCGCCGCCGCTTTGCCCAGGACTCGCACGAGTACCTCATCGAGCAGCTCCAGTACTCCCTGCCACAGACGGTGACCTCCGCCCAGGCCCGCCTGGACCTGACGCTGAACCACCCGATCAAGGAACTGGTGTGGATCTTCCAGGACGCTCGCCGCCTGGACTGCTCCCTGCCGACAGGTCGCCCGGCCGACTTCTACACGGGCAACACCATCACGGTGGGTGGCAATGGAGCGACAACGCAGTCCGTGGGTGGCTACACGCAGCCGTTCGCCTACGATGACATTGTCAACCGCGCCCGCATCCAGCTCAACGGACAGGACCGCTTCGATGAGCGCTATGGCGATTATTTCTGGAAGGTCCAGCCGTACCAGCACCACACGGGCGGCGCGATGCCCATCCTCAACTCCTTCGTGAACACGACGGATGCGACGGTTGTGAAGGATATTGTCTACCAGGGAGCGGTCAACCCGATCAACATCTACTCGTTCGCTCTCCAGCCGGAGGAGCACCAGCCGTCGGGCACCTGCAACTTCTCGCGCATCGACACGGCCACCCTCGTGTTCGACTCCGTGAAGGCCGGTGGCACATCTGGATACCCGACCAAGAGCACGCCCTTCGTGTTCCGTCTGTATGCCATCAACTACAACGTCTTCCGCGTCATGAGCGGCATGGGTGGCCTGGCGTACAGCAACTAAACATCTTGAACAAGAACAATGAGTGGACTCAAAAGCATCGGAGACATCGGGGCGATAGACGCCGCAACCGACAAACTAAAAGGTCCAGACATGACACCCAACACAGAAGCGCAGAAACATGCTGCTCAAATGAGGAAGGCCATGTGCGGGCACATTACAGACATTGCAAAGAAGCAGGCATGTGAAGCGCGTGTCCAGGTCAACGCAGGACGTCGCAAGACCCGTGGCCGTCGTGGTCGCAAGAGCCGTCGTCGTATCACTCGCCGCCGCTAGACCTTTGCCTTCAAATCCCACTCCGTAATATCCAGATTCGGTGTACATCCACGAAGCCCTAGCGTCTGCTGAAGCATGATAGGTGCATCCTCCCCAACTCCTGGACACTTCACGTGATCGTAGCCCAAAATGTGGCCGATCTCATGCGAGACCATATACTGCCTGTAATTGTCAAGGTTCTGTTTGCTAGGTCCTGCACCATGCAGCCATCGTACCGAGTTCAACCACATCTGACGGCCTCCAAGTATCGCACAGGACAGGCTGTCATCGCACCCACTCTTGCGGAGAGTCTCACGAGATGAGAGCCGAATCACAACTGCGGGCCTGTGGTTGACCCACTTGAACCGATACCCATGCCCTTCCCATCCGTTAGGGTCTGAGAGGTAGATTTGCACCAGGTCAATGAACTCTTGGTTAGGAAACTTGACGTCGGGGTCAACCGACGCTGTGTAGGTCACGACCTTCATTGTCTTTGGAAACGGAAAGTTCCCAGAAGAGCATGAGGAGAGTGTTGACATGAAGTGTCCACACTGCAAAAAGAAGAGCCACCTTGCATTTGCCTGCGTCTGCGGCGTCGAGTTCTGCGTCAAGTGTCGGACCCCGGAGGTTCACGAGTGTATCGTCAAGGAGGAAAGGAAAATTGAGTTAACTAAGGTAATTGCAGATAAACTTCCAGAGCGCATCTAGGTCTCCAGCGGAGGCATGTCCGAGTAGTCCTCCATCTCCTCCAGCGGAGGCATCTGAGACAACTGGTGGGTGTCTAGTGAGCGCCCATCGATGGCATTGTAGAGCGCCATCTGGAAGCGCTCAGCCCACGCGACAGTCACATTGTCGCGCTCAAGGGTGCAGGCCAGCGTCTGACCCTCCTCCCTGTTGATGAGGATCTCAAATTTGAACTGCTTGACGGCTCCGTTGGGACCATCGGACCAGGTCAGGGTAGCCACCTCCCATCCCTCCTCATTCGGAGGCACGATGGCGACGGAGGGCGTGTCGTTCATGTAGGCAAGCGCGGTGTGGATGGCGTTGGTGAGGAAGGCGGACATTCTAGCGATGAGGTTGTCTGGCCCAGGGCCTGCGAATCCGTTTTTGGCTGTGGGGCGACCCGCAGGGAGAATCGTTGAAAATGGATTTGTCCAGTCCAGACTATACTCTCTCTGGGCGGCTATCACAATATAATCACCCAACATCTTCCAACTCTCCACACTCTTCCAACTCTACTCTCCACTCTAAAATGTCTTCCTCCCTCACGTGCACTCGCGAGCAGGTCGAGATCGCGCTCGACGCCATGTGGGACGACATGGCCGCGAAGTACAACACGATCGAGGATGTGAAGGCACGCCTCGTCGCCACCATCTGGCCGCAGCAGCTGGCCGCGATCGTTGTGTACACGCCCCCGCAGTCGGACTCCGAGTCCGAGGGCGTCAAGCGCGGCCGCAAGAAGGGTCCCATGACCGCTGAGGCGAAGGCGGCAATGGTGGCCAAGCGGGCCGCCACGATCGCGGCGAAGGTTGCGGGCACGGTGGTGCCCAAGGCCGAGAAGCCCGCGAAGGTGGTCAAGCCTAAGGCCGAGCCTAAGGTGAAGCTTACCAAGGAGGAGCGTTCCTCTGCGGCGAAGGCGCGCTACGCGGCGCTCTCGGAGGAGGCCAAGGCGGCCATCCGCGAGCGCATGGTCACGGTTCGCGCCGCGAACAAGGCCAAGAAGGCCGAGATCCTCCAGGCCCGCGAGGAGGCCAACGAGGAGGACTAAACAAACCCAACAAAAACCCTTTACAAAAACCTTACCAAACATAACCCACAAAACCACAAAAACCACAATACAAATGAGGCAGAGGATCAACCGAAGGGCAACGATGGCGAGTAAGGCTAATTTCCCCCCGAGGTCCCCGAGCTGTAGCGTCCCGCCCCGCAGCGCCTTCCGTTCGTACCGCACTAACCCACCCCACACCCGCAGCGCTCCATAGAGCATCCACTTTTCTATTGGGGTGCACACAGAGAATCGTTGAAAATGGATTCGTGGACCCCAGGACAACAGTGTCTTGGGGGTTGATGACAAACCCACAGGCGATGGAACCATGCCGCAGACAAGTCATTCAAAAGCAACAAGGAGCAGGAATTGGCCGCCTGGAGTCCTCTTTTGTGTTTGGGTTCACTCACGATTCCATGTTTCCAGGTTTAGCATTCTCACCAAAGTCCTAGCAAGTTCGTTGAGTGAGGTTGAGTGTCACTTGGAGTTTGAAGTTGAGGCCGTGGTTCTGAATCTGGATTCGTGTGGTGAGTGTGGATGTCCACTGCGTGGGTGGTCGCTTCGCTCCATGCGCCCCTTTGTGGGGAACCATGGTCTCTCCACACTCTCCCACTGCGTGGGTGGTCGCTTCGCTCCATGCGCTCCATGCACCCCCCAGGGGTATCCAAAAACCCTCGTTTGGACTTTTTGTCGCGCCTCTCTTATGAAGGAGG